CATGCTTCTCTTCCTTGAACACTTCAATCTTTACTTCGTCGGTGACTCCAACGGTCTCCGCGAATCCGGGCGCTTTCTTGCCCTTGCCTTTCGGCTTCGTCTCTACCTGTGCTGGTTGCGCGTCAGCGGCTTCGGCATCGACCCATCGACCCTCGCTCTCGGCGATGATCGCGGCGTCATAGACGGCGAGCTTTCCTGATCGTGTGTTTCGCATCATTCGCATAGGCGGTCTCCAGAAAAAGAAAGACCCACCCAGATTTCTCCGGGTGGGTTAAACATCGCCCCCTTGCGAGGGCGACTCTCTTGGGTGATTAGCCCTTGACGGCAACCATGTTCACCAAAGCCTCAGGCTTGATGACACCGTAGCCGTACACGTTCAGACCGCGAACGATGTTGCCGAAGGTGGCAGTCGAACGGATGGTCTCGACGTTGGTCATTTGGGAAGCGAAGGTGATCGCGTCCTTGGTACCAGCCATCAAGTAGCTGTCGCCGTCGTTGGTCTTGGGCAGGTTGTTCGACACGTAGACCATGAAGCGGTCGATCATGCCGAGCTTGCCGTTACGCAGAGGAGACACGCTGTCACCAGTCAGGTAAGCCTGTTTCAGGTCAGAGCGTTTCACCATCGCGGCCATCCACGAAGGGATCACCAACCAACGGCCAGTCTCGGGAACATTCTGTTCGTCGAGGGCTTGGCCAGCATCCAAGAACAGGTCGAGGATGGTGGAGCTGGTGACGCTACGGGGAGCGGCGTCGGTACCGAGCACCAAGTTGCCGGAGATCACGCCAGCGGTGTTGCCCTTGTTGGCGGCAACAGCGGCGGCTTTGGTGCCGTTCAGGATGTCGCCGTCGATGGCGATCTTCATCTGCTCAGTGGCATCGTTCGTGAAGATGTCCATGAGCTTGAGGTCGGTCTGAACAGCATCAACATCGTCCAGCACCAAGCTGAAATACTTGCCTTGGTCGATGTTCAGTTCCACGGGGGCGCTGTCGGGAACCTGATTGGTCAGGTTCATGCCCTTGGTGTAGTTGCTGATGGTGATGGTGGGGATCGTGCGGATCTTCACCTTGTCGCCTTGACCCTTGATCTCGCCTTCCCAATCGTTGTTGGAAATTTCGGAGAAGACCGTGGTCTTGTAGAACTTGGCTTGGAGCTTGCCGCTCCAAATTTCGGGGATGAAGTTACCGCTGTACTGGGTGTAACCGTTGCTTGCTGGATATGCCATTTGGATTTACCTTTGAAATGAAAAAACCCGCCGAAGCGGGTCTGTGTTGGACGAAAAAAAACCGGCTCTAAGCCGGTCTTTCTTCAACGAATCGGGTCATCGAATTCGACCCTCGAGTTGAGCCGCTGTGATGTCGGCCTCAATGGCGATTGCGTCCTTGTCTGAAACAGCTCCTCGGCGCAGACGGTCGTAAAACGCTGTGATCTCAGCTCGCGTCCAGATCTTCTTGGACGGTGGAGCCTCGGGCGTTTTGTTCGTGTCAGGCACGAGTTGCTGTTCAAGGCGTTGGGCGCTATTCGCCGCCCACGATGAAGATGTCTTCTTGTACGTTTGGAAGAACTTCGCCACACGAACAGCGTCGCGGGACTGTTCTGCTCTCGACAACAGATCGAACTTCTTCGAACCTGTCAGCTCATCAACCTCTTCCAGCCACTTCAAGAAGCCTGCGTCCTCGTTGAGCTGTTGCCACTCGGGCACCATCTCGGACAGAGACTTGAAGAAGTCGCGTTCGATGTTGTTGGTTGTTACCGTTTGAACAGACGAGAGCTGTGCTTTGAGGGCGTCGATTTCCGCTTGCTTGCCAGAGATCTCCTCGCGGGCGATCCGACGTGCAACGTCAATCAATCCTTCTCCGTACTGCTCGATCTCTTCTGGCTTGACCAGAGGTTCGACAGGTTTGGCGTTCTTGATGACTTCAAGCTCGGCTTGAAGGGCATCGAGTCGGCCTTTCAGTTCTTTGTTCTCGTGAGCGAAACGTGGAACCTCAGAGTTGTACTTGCCCTGCAATACCTTGAAGCGGTGTTCCCATGTGTCGTCCTGCTGGCCAGCGGGAGGCGTCTGGGAGTCGTTCTGTGGTGGAGGGTTTTCCTGAGACTGGGGCGGCGTTTCCTCGTTGGGAGGAGGCGTGCCCTCGTTCTGTTGGCTCTGTTGTTGCTGTTGCGCTTTGCTGAGTTCTTCAAGCAGTGCGTCGGCCTTTGCTTCGGCTTCCAAAACTGCGCGTGGTACGTTAGACATTGATACTCCGTGAGCCGAGACGGTCGCGGTCGAGCCTCGCGGGGATTCGAGCGATTCGTTCGGTGTTCTACGGTTTCCAGTTGAAGGGCTGGCCCCTTTTGCGGCGGAGTGCCGCTAACCACCCTGACGGGCAGTTACCGCGATTTGCGGATGACTTCTTCTGCGTTGGCTGATTTGTCGAGCAACTCTTCAACAGCCTGAGCGGCACCCTGTTGCCAACGCGAGAGCACTTCGTCTCTTGTGTTGCACGAGTCCTTGTACAGGTCTTGTAGTGAGTTCTCGAGCCATGCACGAATGGTCTCGAAACGATGATCGCCCTTGAGTGATGCAAGGGCGTTCAAAACTTGGGTGTCGGGCTTGCGAAGCATTAACGCTTGGGCAACAGCGTCTTGCTGTCGATGTTCGAAGTGTCAATGATTCGTTTGCCACCGGTGCGAGGGGCCATGACGGAGCGGCGACCTTCGTTGCCGTAGTTCTCGTCGTAGCTGGATGCACGCTCAACAGACAGATTCTTCTTGCGCTCAGCAACGTCTTCGGAGAAGGTCTTGCCGTTCACGCGAGCTGGCGCAGGCTTCGAAGCTGGCGCGGTCTTTGTCTCGACGCGAGGTGCAACGCGAGCTGGCGCAGAGGGCTTGCCGGGGCCGGTGTCTTTGTCGGTGCGCTGGAAGTCGGCCGCAGTCATTGGAGCCTTGGCTTCTTCCTTGCCGGTGACAGAGGTGGTGTTCGCGAACGAACGCTCCACTTCGTCGAAGTCAGCATCGTCGCGAGCTTTCGCGGCGCTTGCGGCCTTCGCGGCTTCTGCGCGGCCACGGCCAGCACCAAAGCGGTTGTAGGCTTCGGAGCCAACCTCGTCGATACTGCCCATGCTGAGGCGCTCGATGAGGCCAACAGACTCGCCCTTCGACGCTTCCATGCCAGCTTGTCTCATTGCCGCTTCTTCGGCGTCACCGCCGTCGGCCAGCATCACGGGCGTCTTCTTCATCGACATACCGCCATGACCGCACACGTTGGCGGGATGGGTAGGCTTGGCGATCTTCGGGTTCATCGACGCGCCGGGAGGCGTGCCGTAGATCTTTGCGTTGTGCTGTGCAGGAGCTTGCTCGAGCGGCGAGGTCTTCTTGTTGTTGGCGCGTTGCCAAGATGCGATGTCACCCATATCAGCAACCCTTCTTCTTCATTGAACCGACCATGCCGCCGTTGGCCATGCGAGGCTTCTCGGCGTACTGCTTGGGAGTCATCTTGCCGCTCGCCAGCTTCTTGCCGGTTTCCATGAGCTTGCCGGGTGCAGGGGTCTTGCCCTTCTGCTTTTCTTCGGCCATCTCGCGGCGCATATATTCCTTGGGCGAGACCTTGCCGCTCTTGACGGCTTTGGCCTCGGCCATTTCCTCGGCTTTGTCTTGTTTGCCTTTGAAGGGCATGGCCTTGCCGCCGTCGGCATAACCGCCGGGGATCATCCCCTTCTTGGGTTTCGCGTTCATCATTTGAGACTCCTTACATTGCTCGAGGCTGGACTGTGTTTGCGTCGGCTCCACCCATTGGGTTGCCAGCGGGATCGGTCGGCGTAGGCGCGGCGATCTGTTGAGGCTGTTGAGCCTGCAACGTCTGCATCGCCTGTTGGATTTGCTCTTGCTTGAACCGCATGGCTTGCACCGTGGGCACCAGCTTGTCGGTGTCCATTTGCAGACCCTTGGCCAGCTCGCGCAACAGGTAGGCGCGACCGTCGGCTCCGACGATCTGCATATCGACTGGATTGGCAGTCGCGGCGAGGAACTCGTTGCGGCGGATCTGAATCTGCTCGCGCGCCAGTAGCCCCATCGCACCCTTCGATACAACCTTGAAGTCGCCCTTGATGTAGGGGTCAGGGTTGTACATCATGTTGTGGATGTAGTACCGGTGAACGATCTTCGAGACCACCTTGTCGATGTTCACGATGGCGGACTTGATGCCCTTGGCGGCGTTGTCCATGAGCATCGACAGACCGGACGCTGTACGACCGGCCCCCGATGCACCAGACCCCGAACCGTAGATGTAGTTCGGGATGCCAGTCACTTCGTCGGCTTGCTTGGCGAACTGGTTGTAGACGCCGATCAACTCGCCCGCCTTCATGTCGGGCATATAGAAGTTGACGGCCTTTTGGCCACCGCCGGTCTTGTCGGAGGTGGTCTGCCAGATACGCCACGGATAGAGCTGAGTCACATCCTCGCCATCGGCGAGACGGTCAACAGACACCTCGACCTGTGGGCCAGAGGCGATGCCCATGTTGTTCGCCAGCGAGCGAGCCGCGCCGTTACACATGACCTGCACGTCGCGCATGATCTCGGGCAGTGCTGTGCCCCAGAACGCGCCGGGGATCGTGCGCCACGAGGCGATCTCGTAGGGGCGCTCACCCAGAGGATCGGGGTTCAACACGACCTTGATCGTGAAGCTACCGATCTGCCATGCGTTGACTTCGTAGATCTTGGTCGGCTCAACGTCTTTCATGCCCCAGTCGAGGAGCATCTGACCCATCACCGGCCCCCAGAATTCGAGGGCTTCGATGATGTTGTCGTTGTACAGACGTGACCAATACTTGCCCTCGAGGTTGTCGCGGGTCTGGTCGCCGTACTCGAAATACTTGTAGCCGCGCTGACCGTAGGTCAGGATGGCTTGGTCGATGTCACCGTCCGAGTAGCCGGGGACACCCTTCATGTTCTCGAGATCCTTCACCGTCAGACGGTGACGTTGGATCAGGTAGCCTTGGTCAACAGACGAGGCGTTGGGCGAAGGGTAGATGTCGTATGGGCTGACGCGCTCCACCTCGCGGGCGAAGTCGTTCAGCACCACGGGTTGGAAGTTCGGCCCCCAGACCAGACGCTTCTTCTTGCGGACGTTCGGGCCTTTCAGAATGGCCGTGGGGTACGTCACGAAGTCGTCGATGAAGTCGGTGACTTGGCGGTCATAGCCGCCTTGCGTGAGCTGGTCGTCGATCACGTCGGCCATGCGCTCTGCGGTCGCCTTCGCTTCTTCCTTCATGGCCAAAAGAATCTGGTCATGCACTTCACCCATGCGGGTGCGGAAGGCTTCGGGGTGCAGTTGTGCACCCGCTTGCACATAGGCTTCTGCCTCTGTGCGAACGAAGTCGATGATCGACAGCTTGATCTCGGGAGGGAGATCGGGTTCTTCTGACGGCTCGAGATCGAAGGGACGGCTGTTCTGCAACATCACGTCTTGAATCCAAGACTTGGCGGCGTTGCACTTCACGTCGGTAATCATCATGTAGATGTCCGACCCACCGGTCATTTGAATCTCGTTGGCCTTCTCAGGCTCGTACTCACCACGTCGTTGACGCTCGCACTTCAACAGTCGTTCTGTGATCTGTTGCTTGGCGAACTTCGCTTTGTTCCAGCAGTTGGTGACGTGACCGGTAATGCCTTGCGCGATGAGGTCGGAGTTGTCCATGCCCTCTTCGGGCGCGGCGCTCACGTCGGCCTCGACGGGCGGCATTGCCTGATACACCTGAGTCATGGATATTCCTTACGTCCACCCTGCGGCGGACACTCGTCTTACTTCTCGTTTACGGACGTTCTTGCCTCCTTCCCTTGCCGCGAGGCATAGGTACTGCAAAGCGTCATGCGGGTGCGAGAACTTGTCTTTGACCGGGCGATCCCGGTATCTCTCCCCTGCCACCTTGAGGCGTTCGTATCGGTACCCACCGATGAACCCTTTGCGGAGCGTCTTGCACTCAGGGGACAGCAGAAACCCCGGCTCCCCACCCGCCATGCGGTTGAGGAAGAACGCGACAGATTCGCGGCGGGGGATGAAATCGTTTGTGTCGGCAGGCTCGGAAGCGATGCCAACCTCGAGCAACTCCTGATAGCAGGTGCGCTCGTCGGCTTGTGATCTGGTCACACCGGCAGGGTCGCCACGTGAGACCAGTCGCATCCCTTGGAACTCGTTCATCAGGATCGGCTTGACGATCTCTGAGGCGAACTGGCGAATGCCCATGTCCTCGGCGACCAGCTCCTTGAGGATGACCAGTTGGCCGAGCGGTGACACTTGGC